GGTCTTGGCCGTAGCAGTAGCGCCCTTGAATATTTTGATGCCTGCCGCCGTGAGACCGGTCATGCCGGCACTGGCTCCCGTTTCTCCCGCGAAAGTGTCAAAGAAGAACGGTATCGTCGCCCCAATCGGAACGTCCATGTAGTTCATCCAAGTAACCTTCCATGTAAGAGCGGCGACTTAAGAAGCTGACCACCGACAAGCTTCGGTGCCCCCTCACTGGGCGTAGCCATTACCACCAGTTGCGCATCCGACTTGTGAAGCGGCAAAGCCATGCCGTCCAGAACCCAGCCATTGAAGTGCTGACCATCTTCGCGGCCGCCGAAGTTAAGTTTGGTCGGTGTCGGAGTTTGCGTGTTGGCAGCGGTGACCACGGCGGTTCCGTCGAGGGACGCGCTCATCGTGGTATTGTCGTAAGCAGTCGCTATCTCATGGATCAATCCATCATTGGCGGTTGCCGCCATTGCTCTGAGCACAGGAGAAGCATCGTTCAAAGTCGCCAGCCAGTTATTGCCCGCAGTGGCATTCGTGGCGTCGGCCTTGCCGATAAAGAAACTTTCATTTGCTGCGGTCGAATTGAAGCCGAAAGCCACCGCTTGCTGATTAAGCGTTTTGGCCATCAATCTCGCATAGAGCGTGTTAGCCGACAGCCCGACAGGCATTTGTGCTATCGGCAGACTTGCCACATCTGCTCCTCGCGTCACCGCCGCCGTGGTCGTTATAATAGGCGAGGTGCGGAAAGCGCCGATTTCGTTCTGCACCAGGTCCACGGCAATGGCGTCTCCGCTCGTTGCGATGCGGAACCCGACGAGAACCGGGTTCGGCGGAGTCTGGCCCGGTATCTCGACCGGAGCCCAAGAGGCCGTGACGGTGATTGGCGTCCACGTCACATTGTCCATCGTCATCTCAACGACGCCGGAACCGGTGATCCGCTTAACAAATGCAGACTGCCAGCGCGTCGTCGATGCAATGGCAATTGTCTGGACGCAAGTTCCGTTCGCGGCGGTAGCTGTCAGCGAAGAAGCTGCATTGGCAATCCCATCAGGACCCGTCTGATTTTTTACCGCAGTAGTATTGGTTTTTACCCACGCAGCATTAGTGAGGTCGCGGTTCCACAGGACTATGTTTATCCGTGCTTCTTCTCTTAAGAACCCAGCTTTGCCGTTCAGGCGCGGATCGTAATCGCGGCGAAGTCCATAACTGCCAACCGTAGTCGTGGGTCTGTAGGATGACGGTGCGGCGGCACGTTGAATCTGCCCGCCCCACTCGAAGCGCGAGCCGTTGGCTAATCGCGTAGTTGAACCATCACTGGATACACAAAAGGATCGCGATGCAGTATTAACGCTGGCTCCCACGGTCCCGGTAACAGAACAACGATAAAAACCATTGGCGGCGGGCTCGATCGTCTTATTGATAAAAACGCCCACTCCAACTTGAGTATGCGCCCCCACTGCTCCCGTCGCGACATTAAACCAAGCGTTCACGCTGTTAGCGGCGCCAATAACAGCCACCACGACCCAGTCGCAATTATCCCGCTTTATATGACGAGAAGCCGTAACGGTTGTGCCGACAACTATGGATTTAGCCGCATTCGTATCAACAGTAGCATTCGTCGCGACGCCTTGCGTTAACTTATCCGCTGTGACGTTACCGTCGGGCGCCGTTTCGGCGTTCGCCGTAACCGTCGTGTCGGTTTTCTGCCAAGACACATTGCTGAAGTCCTCGGACCAAAGCTCTAAATTTTCCGGGCCCCACTCCAATAACTGCGATGCACCATACTGCATCGCGCCGACTGTCCGTCCTACCGATCCGATCTTCGCAGGGAGCGAACCAATATAATTATTAGCGGGCGTCGTCGTGTCCCGAATTTCCATGGAATTGTCGGAAGCCGAGAACGCCACGCCATTGGTTTCCGCGCCCAACAAATTAGAAGCGCCGCTCATGCGACGTAGTTCTCATGAAACTGTTTCATGAACATATTGCCGCTGCCGCCGTACTGGTAAACGTCGCGCAGGTAGTCGCTGGCCGGATCCTTGCTGACATCGATGCACAAATTGAGATCAGCAAACCACCACTTCAGGTAATCGATACAAGCAGGATTGTTCCACAGCCCGGTTTTCCCGAGATAAGCCGACCAGATATAGGCCGACGACATGGCGCGACCTTGCGCGAACAAATAAGCCCCGGCCCTGAAGTTGATCTGATTGCCGGTGCCGCCGGGATCGCAAGCCTGATAACGGCTTGTGACATAACCAACATCGGAATTTGTGCCGCCGACACCATTGTATTTTCCATTCGGATCGCGATGGCTATGGTTGTCGGAATAGGGTGGAGAACCGGGAGTATCGTCGCCCATCAAGGGGTAATTGGGACCAGTGATCGAAGCCGGATAACCAGCAGCATAACCACTGAACGGCGTTGTCGAATAGTAATAGGAGCCATGTTCGCCAAAGCGCGGAGCCGCCACGCTGCCGCTGGTAACAATCGCGGCGAAGCTTGGATCTTCCAGCAACCAGCCAGCGTAGAGGAATGGCACAATTCTGCCCACGCCAAAACCGGCACCCTGCCCGCCCCAATGGCCAATAGTGGAGCCCGCCCAGTTCGCCTGGGTTGTCACCCCTTTCATGTCTATGCCGTACTGCACGAGCCTGTCGGCATATGTCTGCACGTCAGCAAAATTACACAGGCTGTAAATGGCCAGCTTGTTGAAATTCAACGCGCGATAAATCGGATACCATTCACAAGCCACATCCGGCATTAGCGCTGCCTGGTCTTGAGTATTGGTAGAGCCGCCACGATCCAGCCATGTCATGGTCATGCCCTGCTTGGGGTCAGTGAAATCCCACTTTTCGGTAATACCGTTGGCAGGATCACAAGGGTTAAGCGGCGGCACCAGACCCGGCAGCAAGCTGTAGTTCACCTGTGATTTGGAGTAGAGCGTTTTCGTGGTGCCACAGACCGCCGGACGGAATGTGTTAACCGAAGGCAACGTGTCCACAACCGTGAAGACTGCCACCTCGGAGATGCAGCGCGGGTTGGACCCGCCTTGCGAGGCGAGCAACTCCGCATAGGTCATTGCCGGCGAGATGCTGATTGAGCACAGCAGGCTGTCGCCTGCCGCCAAAGCTGTCCCCACTGTGTAAGTCGTAGCAGCGTCATAAACACCAACCCGGCCGTCCAACCCCTGCTTATGGAAGTCGTTTGGATTAACCATTGCGCCGTGGCGCTTGGTTATGCCTGAACCTTGTGGAGCAGGGCTGATGGCAGAAATTGTAACCGGCGCTTGAATAAACCAATCGCCCAAGAAATTCTGAACGACTGGGCGCGGACTGGAAAAGTTAACAGTGATGTTGTTCTTCGTGACTAAGTTTACTGTTACGCCACCAGACCCGCCAAATAAAACACCCATGACGTTAAACTCCCGGGTCTCTGCATTCGCAGTACCGCTATATTCCCCCTCCACTTCCTTCGGTTCTCCGCCATCAGGCGTAACTGTGCCCTTGAAGGTGCCTGATACTGGATCGCCAATAGGCGGTGGCTTGTCTGGCTTGCCCTTTATTGACTTTGATACTTTGATCCTGACCATCAGCCGAAATACCTTTGGCTGAAATAACGAGAAGCAAAGTAGCGATCAGGAAAGAAATTTTCTTCGCCACCATCGGGCGGTTCTGGTTCATCAATCCCCAGCGGCCGGCACCGCGATTGAAACATCAGAAGGCCATGCGCGGTGAGGCCGTCAGCGTCGGTGCGATAGAGCTCATCGCGCGGCACAAACCAGCCGACCTGAATGCCATCAATCACCGGGCTGCGATCGGCGAGTGCATCGCCGCAGGCCTTGCCGATCCGCTTGGCTTCGGGAAAGCCGACGGCGCGCGACCAGACGTCGAGCTGGGCGAATACCTCGTAGTCGTCACAGCACCAGGGCGAAGCCTCAAGCCTGGCGGCTTGTGCCGGGCCGATCACCACATACGGAAACACCGCGCCCTCGGGCACCCGGTCATAGATGCGATCGCCGATCAACGCGATAAGCGGCGCATGGGCGCCGAGTGCGGTGCGCATGTAACCCTGGATTGGCAGGACATCGAGCATCAGCGGGCGGCAGCCTTGACCGCGGCGCGCACTTCGGCAGCGATGATCTTCTGCGCTTCTTTCCGCCGACTTCTGTAGCCTGGATAAAAGAACGGTGATCCCGGCTTGCCGCCATGCCCGAGCTCGACGAGATGCGCATATCGAACCGCGTTGGATCCGGCGGTGATGGTGGCGCGGGTTTCGTTCTTCTGGCGGCCGCCCATTCGCAGACCGACCGAGGCATAAGCGGGCGGGTCGCCGAAGGTACATTGAATGGAATCACGCAGCGCACCCGTCCTCACCGGCACCAGGCGCTTTTGCTCATCGACGATAAGCTGCGCGCCTTTGCCGACACCGATCTTGACCGGCTCGGCGGTAGCAGTGCGCAAGCGCTTCAGCTTGGCGCTAAGTTGGGGAAGGCCCTTGACCGCCATTAACCAATTCCTTCACATCCTTAACCGAACTCTTTGCAAAGTCCTTGGCCTCGACGGCTGCCGCCTTCACATCACCGCGCGCCAATGCCTGGGCGGCACGCAAAGCATTCTGACGGCGCTTAGCGCAACTGCTGCACATCAGGTCGCCCCGCCGCTTTCAACGGTAAGCGTCAGATAGCGCCGGCGCTCGTCCATGTTCTGGACGGTTTTGATATTGTAAATCGTGCCGGTGCGTTCATTGACGCAGCGATCACCAGACAGCATCGCAGTCAGCGCGGCCGTCCATCGCACGATGATCTCGTATACGGCGGTACCGGCCAGGCGCTGGGCGAGGATCTCTTCATCGCCGCGCGCCGGCTGGATGCGTGCCGCCATCGGCCCGGCAACCGATTGCCAGTCATAGAGGACATTGCCATAGCCATCGTCGCCCGACGCTTGGCGGCGTTCGAAGCGCACCCGTTCCATGAGCTCGCCGGCGCTCATACGTACGGTTGCCAGTGACCGGCGATCCAGTCGTTGATGAAATCTTGCGTTATCTCGACGTTGCGACCGGAGAACAGCTCGCGATATTCGTAAAGATGCCCGGTGCAGCGCATGACGTAATCGAGGACTGATGGCGGCAGCATCGTCGCATAGCCGGCGGTGATCGATACGGTGAGGCCCGAAACATAATCGCCGATCAGGTATTGCCTAGGAATGCCGGCCGCAAAGCCGTT